GACAGCTGCCAGCACTTGATCCCGAACTCCGCGAACTGGGGGGCGAAGTAGGCGTAATAGGTGCCGGCCTTGAGGGCCTTATACCCATGGGCGACGGACCAGGCGCAGGCGTCCTCCGGGGTGTAGGTCTTGCCGGTCAGGGTTTCGATCAGCATGGCCGCCGCCGTGGGGCCGCACCCGGAGTCGCCAATGGTGGCCGTTTCGCCGGGCACCCGATACGGCTTGTTCTTCCACCGGGGGTCCGTCTGGAGGTAGCTGACAGGCTTTTTATTCATTGCTGACACCCTCTCCGTTGACGTGGGCCTTGACGGCCTGGTTCGTTTTCAGCATATCCCGCATATCCTCCAGGGCGTCGTCCACCAGGGAAGAAAACAGGTCGAAGGGGACGATCCGGGCCAGCCACGGGAAGCGGGTCACGAAAAGGTCATAGACCTGGCGGAGCTTGAGTTTTCCCGTGCCACCGCCCAGCTCCTTCTCCGCCTCGGTGACGGCCCACAGCAGCCACTCCCGGACCTTGGCAAGCTGGGCCTCGCTGGGCAGATTGAAATAGCGGTACACGGCGATGCCCACCGACGCCAGGATGGCGACGAGGGCCAGGATGATGTACCAGTTGTCAAAAATGAACTCCATAAAAATCCTCCTTAATTCTGCCGGACCTCGTTCTCCAGGTCCTCAATGCGGTGGTTTGCCACCTTGATTTTTTCCTCTTGCAGCTCGGTCCGTTCCTCCAGCTTGTAGGTCCGCTCGATCAGGTTGTTGTGGGCCTGCACCCGCTTCTCCAGCTGCTCCAGCCGATAGTTGGTCAGCTTGGAGGAGGTCAGAATACCGACCAGGGAACCGACGGCAGACCCGACAAGGCCGATCAGTGCCACGACAATGCCCTCCATGCCCTTCACCCCCTTCCTGTGAATTTGAGGCGGCCAGCATATAAAAAGGCGGGGTGCGTTTCCACACCTCGCCTTGCCTCACGTTTACTTGTACTTGGGTTTGGCTCCGATCAGCCTGGCAATATGCCAGAGGTCCACCGTCGGGGCGTTGTAGAAGTCATAGGACCATATCCAATGGTCCTCGTGTTCAGGCCGCCGGTATCGCTGGCACAGGGCGTCACCCCATACCTTATCCCAGCGGGCCTGGCAGGCGTCCCCTGGGTTCTGGGGCTGGAGGCGGGCCAGGATGGCGGTCACCAGCGCCCCCCGCTCCCGGCCCTGGCCGTCGTCGTCATGGGAAAAGAAGTCGAAAGCGTTCTGACTGGTGGCGGCGCAAAGCTGCTCCCCCCGCCACATAAGGAAGCCGCCCTCGTTTTCGAGAGCGGCCCCCCACGGGATATTGACAGGGCCGGAGAGGCCCTTGAACCTGGCCCGCTGTCGGGCGATATAGCGGATGTGTTCCACGGCTTAGCCCTCCACGGCTTCGGTCCAGCCGAAGGCCCCCGGCTCCCACACATTCCCGTCCTGGTTGCTGGTCCAGTGCTTGCCGTTGTGGGAAACCTTGGCCCCGGCGTTGTAGGCGTCGTGCGCTCCGACGGGCTGGCTCCAGGCGGGCCACTCCTCCGCTGGGTCAGACGTGGCCGACCACAGGCTGGCGGCGGTGTCCGGGGTCCAATCGGCCTGGGAGGTATGGGCCTGGACACACTTATAGAGCGCCCCGCCATATCGGCGGATATTGCCGACCTTGTAGCTGACAGGATAGGCCCAGGGGGAGAACAGCTCGGCGTGCTCCGCCGCCGTGGTGGCGTCGATGGCCCCGGCCTCGGCCATTGTGACAAATGTGATGCTGCCCGCCTCGTTGGCCTTGACGATCTCGTCGCCAGCGTCGACTTCCTCCAGCATGACGGTGTCCACGCCCTCCATGGCCGCCCGGCCCAGAAGATGGTACACCTTCCCGGCAAAAGCGATGCCCGAAGCCTCCGGCTCCGGGCACAGGTTATAGCTGCCGTTCTCGGTCAGCTTGATATAGTTGGGGGCCTCGGTCATGCCGAGGCTTTCCCCGTTTCTTGTGATTTTGAACATTGTGCACCTCCAAAAAAGATGGCGTGATAGATCCGCCGCAGGCGGAGAAGCCGCCCGTGGTCGTTGAAATTGCGGTAGTATGCGCCCTGGCACTCCATGTATTGCTCGACGTCCTCGAAGTTCCGCTTGCCCGCTTTGAACTCCCGATAGAACAGCTTCAGCTTGCGCCTGGCCCGCTTGATCCCGTCCCGGCTCCCGTTGACGGTCACCTTGCCGGTGGGGCCGAGGGTGAACCGGGCCTTGCAGAAACGGAAGGGTTTGGTCAGGGGTATGATCTGGCACTTCCGCTTGTTGACACGGATGCCCATAGCTTCAAAGCGCCGGACCATTTCCCGGACCACGTTCTTCAGCTGCTCCACGTCCGGCAGGATGATGTAATAGTCGTCCATGTAGTGCCCGGCGCAATGGACGCCCGCCTGGCACTTCACCCAGTTATCAACGGGGCTTGGCAGGGCCACCATTTCCTGCTGGGAGGGTTCTACTCCCAGCGGCAGCCCCCGGCCCGGCGTCGGGCAGGGAGAGTGCTGGATGATGGTATCGGCTACCCGGCGCAGGTCTGGGTTTAGGATTATTTGCTGGTGGCGCTGGTATATGGTCTGATGCGGGGCGCTGGGGAAGAAATGCTTCAGGTCCAGCAGCGCCACGGCCCCCTCCCGGCCATGGTGCCGGAAGTGCCAGCGTAGCTGGTCCTTTAGTCGCATGAAGGTATAGTGCAGCCCCATCCCCTTCCGGCTGGCCCCGTTGTCGTGGATCATGCTGGGAGTATAGAGGGGGACAAGGACCTCGTTGCTGTGTACCTTTTCGATTTGCCGGTCCGCGATTTTGGGCGCATCAATAGGACGCACTTTGCCCCGCTCACGCAAAATAAAGTGCGACCCTGTTTTGGGTGCCCATTTCCCGTCCAACAGCTCCCGCCGCCGTCGGGCCGTCCCGGAGAACAGATGGGTCTCGAAATTCTGCACCGACTGTTTCCACCGCACCCCATTACAGCACTTTTTACCGTAATAGAACATTTTGCGGAATGAAAACACTTTGTCGATGGGGCCGAGGGCGGCGCAGCGGGCCTCCCTCTTTTCCTGCCGCCTTGCTCGGCGGCGCTGATACCTTGCCTCTCGGCGTTCTTGACTGTTCATAGAGTGTTCGCCAACCTCGTACAGATGAATTGTAGGGTGCCGTCTAATCTGCTTTGTTCCAGCACATGAAACGGGGTAAGGCACGATCCCCCGCCATGCAAGAAGCGTCCGTGCGGGAACATCAAGGGGCAGTTTTAGGGATTTCCACCCAGGGAAGTGCATCTCCTTTTGCTTCGGTCGTCTTTCACCTGGGCCGGATAAAACCAGCCCTGCTACTCCGTTTGACCTCGCATAAAGCAAAATCCGGGGGCCACCGCCGCCGACCAGGAGGCATTGTTGTTGTTGTAGTTGCCGTTGTTGTTGACATTACAGAAATTGTTGTTGTTGTTGGAGTAGGGCGAGCGCGACCACGCCCACACCGCCACTGGTCGGTTATCAGATACACACCCAATATCGGGTTTAGGGTCTTTGCCGTTGGCCTAACGATTTTACAGCGCCCTTGAGAAGCTCGTTTTCCTTGTCGATAAGCTCACCCAGGCTCTGGGCCATTTTGTCCAACTTCTCCGTCGCCTTGCTGGCGTCCACGGTCTTGCCAGTGGAGGTGGTAAAGCACCCTTCCGGGTTCTTGTTCATCACCTCATAGCAAAGGGTCAGGCGCACGTCCAGGGCCATCAGGGACGCCCTGGCCTCCAGCAGATGGGCCTTGCGAAGCTCGATCCGCTGGGCGTCGGACGGGAAGATGCTGTTGGCCTTCTCGGCGTGGTCCAGCACTTCACCGGCCAGCTTGGCAACCGGCTCCGCCACCAGGCGGGAATACCGGGCCGAAAGCCTGGATAGAAAATTGAGCGTTTCCACGTAGATTTGCGCTGCCGTGTTAATGAACTCGGCTTTGCTGGTGGTCCGCTTTTGCTTTAGGACCGACATAGTTTCACCTCTTTTTCCTGGCGCTGCTGGGGCCGATTATAGCACAAAGCGCCTCGGTCTCAAAGACGGCGGCCCCGGTCCTATAACCGGGGCCGTTGCAAAATATCGCTTTTCGATAGAGAGAATTGGAAAGAGGCCAAAATTTCAAAAATCGCGTCGGGGGGGGGGCCGCCCCCCCCCCCCTTTTTTTTTTTTTTTTCTTCCTTTGTGCTGCCCTTGGCGATGGTCATGGGATAGTCGGGCGTGCCCATGAGGGTGCAGGAGTCCTTCACCACCACGTCCTTGTCGGCGATGACGTGGTGGACCACTGCGTCCCGGCTGATGACGGTGTCCTGCATGAGGATGCAGTCCTTCACCTCCGCGCCCTTGGCGACGCGGACGCCCCGGAACAGGATGGAGTTCTCCACCGTGCCCTCAATGGTGCAGCCGTCGGCCACCAGGCAGTTGCAGCACACGCCGGCGGGGTCCACGTAGGTGGACGCGTCGTTGCGCTCCTTGGTGTGGATGGGACGGCCCGGGGCGAACACCTCCCGGCGGATGGACGGGTTCAGCAGCTCCAGGGAGCGCTCGTAGTACTCCTTCACGGAGCGGATCTGGGCGGCGTAGCCGTCCCAGACGTAGCTCTGGATGTGGAGCTCCTTGGCCTTGGACTGGAGCACCGCGCCCCGGAAGCTGGTCTGGTCATGGCTCATGCACTCGTCCACCAGATCCAGCAGCAGCTGCTTGGACAGGACGTAGATCTCCAAAGAGCGGTAGCAGCCGGTCCGGTCCCGGAGAGGGAAGAGGACCTCACCCACCCTGCAATCGCCGTCCAGGCGGAAGAAGGTGACGTCGCAGTCCGAGTCCACGTTGCTGGTACACACGGCGGTGATATCCGCGCCGGAGGCCAGATGGGCCTGATACACGTCCTGGAGGGGGATGTTGATGATGAGGTCGCTGTCGGCCAGGACCACGTGGGTCTGGCGGATGCCCTCCAGATAGGAGCGCACCCCGGCC